CGCCGGTCTGTCGCTAAGAATTGATAGCGAGCTTGGGCTAATTCTTTCATTTTTATTTAGGAATATTTAATCCAGTTGAACCGGTAGTACCTGTTGCTCCTCCAATTGCCTGAGCTAATGGAATCCTTAGAGCACTTGTACCTCTATTTTGTTGCTGTAGTTCTTTCCTCTTTGATTTCTTTTTAGTAATCAAGGGCTGGTCTTCAGTACCAGTTTTTGTAGTTACAGGTGGAGGTGTTGGTATATCAAGTGGAGTAGAAGGAGGCGCAGGTGCTGCAGGTGTTGGATTGATTGCCTGAGGTGGAGCTACAACTGGAGGAGGTGGAGCTGCTACCGGTGTAGCTAGTTGATTCTTAGGATTAGATGGGCTTGTTTCCCATAATTCTTCTTCTGTTGGCCCTGGTATTGGATCAGGAATCTTAGGAGGTTTAGGTAAACACATAGGTTATGTCTCTATTTTTGTCTTGAGATATTCCACTACTGAACGTTGTCCCGAACGGAACATAATGTCAGTAAGTGTATAAGAAGGTGTTGGTAAAAAACTTGGAAAGGTTCCCTCGAGTTCCTCAACTAATTTCTCTAATTGTGTATTTCCTTGGAATACATCTCTTGTGGTTAGGTTATCCATATGCAGGTAAATTTACATTGCTTGCCTCGAAAAATGCAGGCATTCTACTTCTTTGAGTATCACTTAGTCCTTCTGCTTTTCCTCTCTCATATAGAGAATCGGATTGCTTAAGCCAGAAGTCTTTATCTAAATACTTATTTTTATTATTTACTCCCAAGCCGTCCATAACCCAATGAATAGTAGCGCGGCGTAAACGATTAAGAGTAGGAGAGCTTTTAAGACCAAGATCATGGACGACCATGCCATGTGTAGCAACATGAGTGATTTCATCTCTACTAACATCACTTGCTAGGGTTCGCATACCTATATCCCCGTTAAATCTATAAAACGGGAGTAATACAAAGAAGACTGATCTTTCTAATATTGCTGCCTTGAGTATTGGATGCTCTGGAGATTCCAACCATGCCTTAAGTATATTCTCGGCCTCGCGTTCAGCCCTATCGTTAGTGCCATGAGCATCAACAATATACTTAAACCCAAGGTCGTGTTTATCTTCATCCTTTTGATTAGAAATTAACGCCTCCATTACACCAGGATCATCTGGTAAATCTTTCTCTAAACCTTGTTGTAAAAACTCCTTAACTGGCAGTTCTAAAGTTCTTAAAGCTAAAGCCCGAAAGAGTGAATCCTCCGAGCCTTCAACTACTGGACCTTTGTCAACTGCTACTGGGGTCCATTTTCTTTTTCTTGCAATTGCTCTTAGATAACTTGACATTAAATTATTCAGCGCACGCGCTGCAATATGATTGCTCTTCTGTATTCCCTGTCTCAAGGTTGAAGATGTCCTTGTAGTCCTCATCCAATATCACTGATGCATCATCTTTTCTCAGTGTATCTGGTGTTACTTGTAATGCGTAATACATCGAGGTCTGGGGACTAGCTAACCATTCCTCAATAAAATCATCATCATATACAACTACATCACTCCACGTATTCATCGAATAGCCATGAAATAAGCCAGTCTTTTGATACATAATTAGTAGTTGATCTGCTACTTTCCTATAATCTTCCCATCCTACTTCTGATGCTATTTCTACAGGACCATAATCATAAGAAGTAACACCTAATGTACCTGAATCTCTATCAACCAATCTTGCAATAGGTGGAGCTATTTCAGGTGTTGCTGTGTATCCTTCTAAGTCCTTATATCTATAACTACATGAAGCAGTAGGAGCTATACAGAAAGCTCGTTTCATTCCATTTTTCTGGGCTATCCTTGCAGCTGTCCAGATTCCATCTAAGAAAGCTTGAGCTAATAAGGTTTCACTTGTTTGATTTATATTCCCAGAGGTATTCACCTTCTCTAAGGCTGTGCCAAATTGTTTATAAGTTACTCCATATTGAGCTAGTAAATTAGCTAAGCCTATTACCCCTAGACCAACTTGCTTATCTTGATCGGGTGTTAAATATTGTCCATTATCTCCTACACCAGTCATACCATGTAAGTGACATAGATGTTCCATGCCAGCTTCAAAAGCTCGAGGGATATCATAGTAATGACATCCCGCTAAGTTTACATGTTCTAATAAGCACGTACCTCTACTAGGTAAATATACCTCTAAACATACATTACCAAAAAGCCTGTTACCAAGCTCATCATAACGTATTTTATTTAGCCATATATCTCCACTATGTATTCCTTTTAATAGAAGATCTCTTACTTTTCTAGGTGTTACCATCCAACTCTTATGATCTATATCAACACAACGTTTAGCCCAGGGTAGTTCTTGTCTCGTTGCTGTTAAATATTCAACTATGTTCTCATGGTTTAAATCCAAATGAAGCGTAATTGCTCCATTACGGAATTTACCACCTCTTCTAAGTGTCTCATTTATCTGAGAGTATATTCGTGCGAATGAGACTGGGCCAGATGCAACAAGCCCTCTTCCATTGTCAGTTCCCGCTGGGCGCAAAGAAGACAAGTGTACTGCAACTCCTGCCCCGTATCTGAGGGCATGGGATGCAAATATCCACGAATTCTCGATCGAATCTCTTCCTTCACTTATCGAATCCTCAACATTAATACATGTGCAAGATACAGGTAATCGACCTGATGGATCTGTTATCCAATCATGTACCCGACCAGTGCGTGCTATTAGTTCTGTCATTAAATTAAATCTTCTAGATATGGTGGTTGATAGTTTGGTCCTTTTACGACTTTCCCGTCTTCATTCTTAACAGGTTTGCCATTTACTAATTTAGTCATGTTACTTATATGAACCCTTGCTAAGGCTTCATCTAGTTCAAATCCTGCAGCGGCTGCATATTGAAAGCAAACATAAACTAAATCTGCTAACTCTTTTAGTAACTCTTCTCGCCTTTTTAGGTCTCGTATATGTAAAAAGGCTAGGCCATGTGCCTCCTGAAATTCCTTATACTCTTCAGTGATAAGGTTCCTTTGTAGTGCTAAATTACTAGCCTTAAATAAGGCAGTAGGTTGATCATGAGCTACTCTGAATTGGAGAGCTTGACCTAATAGATCAGGTACGGGTGTGGGCATCGAAGTTGCGTGCTTTGGAAATAATTTCTATTTTTTTAGAGATATATACCTTTGCTTTTCGTAGATCATCTATCTCATCTTCATAGCTTTTATGTCCAGCTCTACAGACATACTTCACTACATTGCCTAAGAAGTAATCGAGTTCCTGGTCTTGTATAAAGTCCCATACCTCTATAATTCCTCGCTGATAGTGAGAGGGTGAATATTTAGTATTCATCTTCTTCTATCAACTCATCATTAATCTTCTTTAATAAGACACTCATATAAGGTTCCCAGACCTTAGCTTCCAATGGAATTTCTGTGGTCTTATACATGCCCTTTGCTAGTAGCATGTTTCTGATGAGTTTCTTTTCTCTTGTGGATAGTTTCATATGGTGTGATTAAGATAGGTTTTTGTTTTTCAGCATCCCAGTCCTCAGCCTGCAATATTTTTGCTAGACGTAAGTTTCTCAATGCATCTTCTTCTGTTTGTCCAGCATCTTTATATGCTTGGACTACTAAATCCCAGTAACTATCTTTCTTTTTACTGAGAATTTGAGCTGCCTTTTTAGGTCCAACTCCTTTACATCCTCCATAACCATCTGTTTGATCCCCTGATAAGGCTTGTTCCCAAAGTTTTAATTCAGCATCCTCTGGAGTCTGTGTAAATTCATCCTTTAAGTTGTAGATACGACATGCAATTTGTTCCATATCTTTATCTGGACTTATTAAGACAAAATTATCTAGACTACCGTTGGTAGCTAATATCCCACAAACATCATCAGCCTCTAAAGCATCTTTCATGATTGAGGGATAAGTGAACATTGCCCACTCCTTTAGTTTTAAATACCCTGCAGGTTTTCTTTTGGTGCGATTCCCTTTATAGGTCTCGTCAATACATTTGCGGAAATTCCTTTGGTCAGTAAAAGCTAGCAGTACATCTGTACTATCAAACCGTTCATACAGTTGTGATAGCTCATGAGTCACTATCTTTTTACCTTGTTCGTAATCTCCTACAACTATTGTTAGATCTTGGCTGTAATCCATTTCTATCTCAGCAGCCGCAGCTGCACGATATAGAAAGTAGTCACAGTCAATTAATAACTTAAGTGGTTTCATTTAAGGTGTTATTAAGATAGTTTTGGGCGCGGGTGAGAATAGAAGGATCATCATGAAGAAGCCCTATTCCTGCATTACAGGTAGGACATATATATCCTCTAAATGATCCCTCTATATGACAGTGA